GATGAATTTTCTCCTCTTTTCAAAGATATTGTTGAAGTTGTAGGTGAACTTATACCCCCTATTATGGAAATAGGAAGAACAGCTTTACCCGTGGTTGTTAACCTGGTAAAAAAGCTTGCTCCGATACTTGTAGATGTTTTAAAAGTACTTACTCCAATTTTAAACATCATACCTTCGATAATAAAAGCACTGTCGCCGTTAATTGATATTATAGCTACAGTTGCTAAAGGCGTGGGTATAGCGACAGCAGGGTTTGTTGCCTTTTTTGAACAAGGATTGGGGCTTATTCCTGGAATGGTGGAAAAAACTGTCGCTGAGTATTCTAAGCTTGATGAAGCAGAACAAGAACTTGTAGATAGCATTAGTGAATTAACTAAGGAATATGAAGCGTTTAAGGAATCTAAAGAAAAAGCTATAGCTGATACAAGTAATGAATTTGACTATTATCAGCGGCTTTCAGATGAATTGCAGACCCTGGCCGATAAAAACGGAAAGGTTCAAGAAGGTTATGAAAACAGAGCTTCTTTTATTGTTGATATTCTAAACGATGCTTTGGGAACTGAAATCGAAATGACAGATGGTGTTATAAAAAACTATGATGAGCTTGTAGATTCTATTGATGAAGTTATCGAAAAGAAAAAAGCGGAGGTCATGTTAAGTGCTAATGAGACCGCTTATGCAGAAGCTGTTGAAAAAGTCGGCGACGCCCAAAAACTTTATTTTGAACAAGCAGAAAATGTGAGAAAAACCAAAAGCGAAATGATACCGGTACAATCAGCCCTTAATCACCTTGAGCATATGTCTGCTGATGAGATTCAGAGGGCATATGAAGCATATGCAGAGGAAAATAA